TTTGGGCTACAGGTTCTGTAATAGAATCAAGAGCGGCAAGTGAAGTAACTTTTGATATTTCTGCAGCAAGTGAAACTAAATTAGTTTTCACTCCAGCTAATGCGGCTACTAACGTTTTAACTACTGGCGGCAAGATTGCTTTCATATGTTATGATGAAGGTATTTGGAATATTGCAACTGAATTTACAGGTGCAACAGCAGCTGTTACTGGCGCACTTGCATTCGCAGCGTAATAAATAATTAGTGTGGGGTTTCGGCCCCACATATAAAATTTAAGGAGAAAATATGGATTCAGATCAAACAACCTTACAAAAAGGTACAGGTACAATATCGTTATTAAGAGCAGGCAGAGCTAGAATTACTTCTATTCAAGGTAGAGGAGAAGCAGGTTCTGTTTTACTTTTACACGATACAGCTACAACAGGTGCAGCAGCAGGCGGTAATTTAAAAGCAACTTTTAAATATGATACAGAAGGTTTAGCAGTATACATACCAGGTTCTGGAATTCTTTTTAAAGACGGAATTTGTGCTACACTTACTCAAACTGGTGGAACAGACGGAAGCATTACAGTAACAATTACCGGAGCGTAGGAGTTTTAAATGGCAATTTCAACAACAGCCAATTTTGAATCTACCTTTTCAATTGATGAAGTAATTGAAGAAGCTTACGAAAGATGTGGTGTTCAAAGTATAACTGGAAATCAATTAAAATCAGCTAGAAGAACTTTAAATATTTTATTTCAAGAATGGGGTAACAGAGGTCTACACTATTGGACTGTTGGAAATACAAATATTAATTTAGTACAAGGTCAATCTGAATATATTTTTTTTAGAACTACTGCGGATGGTACAAGTGCTGTTACTGCAGGAGGTACAACAGGTACTGCTACATACGGATTAGCTGATGTACTAGAAGCTAGTTATAGATCAAGTTTTGATACAAATAATCAAACTGATTCACCTTTAACTAAAGTAGATAGATCTACTTACACTTCTTTTTCAAATAAAAACTCTCAAGGAACTCCTTCTCAATATTGGGTTCAAAGATTAATTGATAAAACTACAGTTACAATTTACCCTACACCAAGTTCAACAACAGCAAGCAATTTTCTTTTTATAAACTTTATAAAAAGAATTACTAATGTTGGAGATTACACAAATGTTGGAGATCTACCTTATAGATTTGTACCTTGTATGGTTTCTGGATTAGCTTTTTATCTTGCTCAAAAATGGGCCTTGGAACGTGTACAACAATTAAAAGCACTATATGAAGATGAACTTCAAAGAGCGCTACAAGAAGATGGTTCAGCTTCTAGTAGTTACATTACACCTAAAACTTATTATCCAGGATCTTAATGTCACAATTTGCAAGAGGAAAATATTCACAGTTTATTTCGGATAGATCTGGATTAGCTTTTCCTTACAGAGAAATGGTAGTAGAGTGGACGGGAGCTAGAGTACATACTTCTGAGTATGAACCTAAATCAGCTCAAGTAAGTCCAAGACCTCATGGAGCAGACCCTCAAGCTTTACCTCATGCAAGACCAAGAAGTCCTTCAATACCTACTGCAGATCTTTTACCAATAAATCCTTTTAGTACACCGAATCTGCCTACTGTTGGAGCAACTGTTAAAGTATCTCAACCTAACAGTGGAATATTAATTGGAGATTTTGTAAGATTAATGGGTTTAGAAACACCTTTGACATTAACAGGATCTGCATCTAGCCTTTCTATTAAACAAATAGAAATGTCTACAACTTTAAATACAAACATAACGGCTACAGGTACTTCAATGGTAGTAAATGATGTAACTACATTTTACACTAACGGTGGATATGTAATGATTGAGAAAATTAATTCTACAACTGGATTATATGAAAATGAAGTAATTCAATATGGAGCTTATAATGCTGGAACAAAAACTTTATCGGGTTTAGTTAGAGGAACTAATTCCCCATTTAGAGGACAGACTTCTTCTAATACTATTGCAAGTTCCCATAATGCTGGAGCAAATGTTTTTGGAGCAAGAGAAGTTCATTCTTTAGATACCACAACTTCACCTATTTCAGGTCAGCCTTCAACAGTTACTAAGCAAAATGGTTATTTTTTAAAAGAGAGTGATGAAGGTAATCTTTTCATTGCTAACTTTACCGGCGGAGGAAATGGTTGCCTTTCTGGTCCTTTAAATGTAAACATATAATATGGCATACACTTTAGCAAATTTACAAACAGATATTAGAAGCTACACAGAAGTAGATAATGACCCTAATAAAACACCAAAAGTTTTAACGGATTCTGTTCTAAACACTATTATTAAAAATGCAGAAAATAAAATTTACAGATCCGCAGATAATGATGACAATAGATTTTATGCAACTTCAAATTTAGCAAGTGGAAACAGATATGTAACTATTCCACAAGATTTAAGAATTATAAGATATGCACAGTTAACTAATGCTGCAGGAGAACAAACTTTTTTAGAAAGAAAAGATACTTCTTTTATGACAGAATATTATAATACTCCTAACACAGCTTTTGGAATTCCTAAATATTATGGTAATTGGGATTCAACTTTCTGGGTGGTATCTCCTACACCAAATGCTCAATTTTCTGTAACTTTAGCCTATATTAAACAACCCGATAGTATAACAGATACTACAGTTATTAATAATAGCTCTCCTGCTACAGCGGGAACTTACTTATCTAATAAATATCAAGACTTGCTTTTATATACAACTCTGGTAAACACATATAGTTACTTAAAAGGTCCTGCGGAAATGTTACAATTATATACCCAATCTGCAGCTGACGCTTTACAAACGTATGCGATCGAACAACAAGGTCGTAGACGTAGGGACGAATATCAAGATGGAGTTATTCGGACACCTCTTAAATCACCTTTTCCATCGGAATTTTAATTTATTAAGGAGATAAAATAATATGGCAAATGTAATACCTTTTAGTTTTAGAGGTGCATTACTCTCAGCGCAACATGATTTTGCAAACGGAGGAAATACTTTTAAACTAGCATTATACACAGCAAGTCCCTACAGTACATCAAGCACTGTTTATTTAGCAGGAGCAAGTAACGATGAAGTTAGTTCAGGAAATAGTTCAAATTATCCTCAAGGTGGAGCATCTTTAGGATCACAAGCAGTTGCTTCAGGTACTGCAGTCGCTTCAGTTGACTTTGCAGATGTAAGTTTCAACTCAGCTACTTTTACAGCAGCGTTTGCAGCTATTTATAATAGCACAACTGTTGATGGTACGGCAGGTAGATTATGTGTAGTGTTAGATTTTGGAGGAAATAAAACGGCTACTAATGGCACGTTTACAATTTCATTTCCTAATCCAAGTACACCAGCTAATGCTATTATAAGCATGGCGTAAGGAAAAAATAAATGGCTTTTAAATTAAACGATAGGGTTAAAGAATCTAGTTCGACTACTGGGACAGGTACGTTTACACTCGGCGGTGCGGTAACAGGTTTTGAAACTTTTGTTGCAGGTATTGGTGGAAGTAATACTACTTACTATTGTATTTTTCAAACGGGTACTAATAATTTTGAAGTAGGTTTTGGAACTTTAAATGCAAATGCAACTACTTTAGCTAGAACTTACATTATCTCCAGTTCTAATAGCGATGCTGCTGTAAACTTTGCAGGGTCAACAGAGGTATTCTGTACTGTACCTGGTGCAAAGATAGGTTTACCTACACCAGAAGAATATGGTTCTTCATCAGCGCCAAGAATAATCACAGTTAAAGTTGCTAGTAAATCTGGTAATCACCCGTATCAAGGTGTGGGTTCCGGTAATGCATATTATCTAGATGGATTAGAAGCACCAGCAATTACATTTTCAGGGGCAGATGCATCTTACAAATATTACTACAGATTTGATCAATCTAATTCTACAAACAACGGTCACCCATTAAGATTTTATTTAGACGCTGCTAAAAATACAGCTTACACTACGGGTGTAACTACAAGCGGAACTCCAGGAAACTCTGGAGCATATACTCAAATAGCAGTAGATATTAATACACCTAATGTTGTTTATTACCAATGTTCAAGTCACGCTTACATGGGTAATTTTGCAAACGTAATATC